ACTAAGTGGGGCAACCCCTGCTTATGTGGACCAGGATTGAGGTACTCGTTTTAGTGCTTTACTTTCGTAAGTTTCGTAAGTAAACTACTTAGTATGTTCTGCTACAGGTAGGACAAGGTTGCACCGAGAGGTGCGTGTGTTGAAAGAAGAAAGGAGAAAGACATGGTACAAGCAGTATCTGTCGGTAGCCAGAAAGCTACCACAAAACCTCCTGTTAAGAAGGTAGCATCCAACGGCAAGGCGAGGGCAACTGGGACTTCAATCCCTAAGCCTACGACTACGGGGAAAGGGTCTGCTCGTACTTTGTACGCATATAGCGGACAGTACCCTGAGAACGTGGATAAAACTACGGCTCAGATGCTTGCCTTGATTGACACGGTTAAAGAAGCCAAGAAAGCTGACTTAGATAGTTCCAGCTTTACGGCTCAAGACTGTGTTGCCTTAGCAGTGAAAGAAGGGTTCCTATCTACCAGACAAGATCCACTTAGAATCTTTAGGTTCTACATCAAACGTCTGATAGCAGAAGGTTACTTTTCTAAGGTGTAATGATTAGGGGGTGACTACATTAAAAAGCCTAGATTAAATTCGGGGTAGGTAGTCACTCTCGTCATTCATAGTACAATAACCAAAAACGGAGGAATGCATGAATGAATTGCATATTATTAAAGGGGACGGCACGGTGCATAAAACGAACGTTACCGCACTCGCTCGCCAAATTTCTATTGAATTAAAGAAAGAAGGGGACACTAAGATTATTAACACCGTATTTGACGCGGTGGAAAATTTAATGGGAGGTGGTGATGACTGAATTTACACACCTAGTGAACAAAGCCAGAGAAGACGCAGCCTTTGCTGAATGGGCTACTCAGCCCAAGTATCTATATATGGACAGCTCAGACGGCATCGTCATTACTAAGTTTAATGACGGACGTATTTGGTACGAGGACCACGGTAAAGAGACCTGGGAATTCCCTAAAGACTACAAGAAAGATTCTTTTTGGGAAACTTTACGACACCTTTGGGGTGGTCGTTAAGGTGCTTTACTTTCCAATTACTGCTACCTAAAATATAGGGGTAAGTTAAACGAGAAAGGAGAAAATTATGGAATGTAGTATTTGTGGAGATTCGATTAAGCCACATAAAAAACCAGATGGAGAAATCTACTGGACCAAAGGACATAATGCTGAACCCGTAACAGGGGGAAGGTGTTGTGATGAATGCAATACAGGAGTAGTAATACCCAGACGTATTCAGTTAATAAATAAACAATATTAGAAAGGAGAAAGCTATGCCAAATTGGTGTGACAACAGGGTCGAAATTTACGGAGATAATCCAGACCAAATAAAAGAAGTCAAGAAGACCTTAGCGGGCAAGGAAACTTGCTTTGATTTTAATAATATAGTGCCGATGCCTAAAGAGTTAGAGGGAACTACAGCACCCAATCCAGAACCCGATTCGTTTGAAGCGAAACGCTTACGCAAACAACACGGGTACGACAACTGGTACGATTGGTGTTGTGATAATTGGGACACTAAATGGAATAGTTCTGACGCTATGCTTAGTGAAGACGGAGACGGCTTAGAATATGAATTCCAGACCGCGTGGGGACCGCCCATAAAAGTGATCGAAGCTATCCGTGAGCAATACCCAGACTTAAGTGTTACCGCGTTCTATGACGAGCCTGGAATGGAAATGGCGGGGTATTACTAATGGGTACACGGAGCAACATAGCCTATCTGAAGGAAGACGAAAGTGTGGTTGTTATGTATTGTCATTACGACGGCTACTTAGATCATAACGGTCGGATCCTGCTGAACCACTATAACAACGAGGAAGAAGCTCAAGAATTGGTGGACAACGGCTACGCCAGTTCACTTAGTTCCACATTAGAGGAAATTAATGACGGTAGAGCAAATAAGGATAAGCCCGAAACCTATCGGTCTTTAGGGAATTATATGAGTTGGAATGTAGATACTCTATTTATTGAGTTTATCTACCTTTGGCGGGACGACCAGTGGTGGGTTGCTTACAGTCAAGCGGTAGAAACCCCTGACGGTTTTAATAAAATGATACACTACCACACAGAATTTAAACCCTTAAAGGAAGAGTTGGAAAATTGGGACGCGGACAATATCAGGGAAGGAAGAATCGAGATCGCATGAGTTTTATACGACTCCTAACAAATACCTGTGCAGAGCAGACGGGTAGACCAAAGCTAAAGAGACTGGAGTCGGGGCACCTCCAAGATGCCTAATGGTTAGTTTCTTTAGCACTGCTTTACAAGGAGAATAAATGAGAACCTTTAGACAACCGTTACAGAACATTCGGAAAAAGCCCCCGAAGAAAACGTCCATTGGGCGTCGGAACGTGGGGACTAGCACGATGAATAAACACAAACGCCGCATACGTGGCAAATCAAAGTACAGGGGACAGGGATAATGGAAGAATTTTTATACTTTTTAGGCACGGTTGCCATATTTGCAATAGTAGGGTACTGCATATTGTATTTTGATGACGACAACGCAGAAACGTAATAATGGAAGATAGGTTTGCTATGGAAGTACCTTTGTTTAATAGATGGTGGGAAATAGCGATATTTTTGCTATTGGGGTTGCTTTTGCTCCCCTTCTTCCTGCTTTTGTATGTATGGGAATATTTAAGGAGTATTTATGAGAGAAAGAAGAAAAGACGCTCTTAAGCTATTAGCGATTGCAACGCCTATGTTGGCTTATGGAGTATTTACCTTTGAAATTGGGGGAGCAGCGAGCACTGCCGAAGCGATAATAAAGTCAGTGGTACTAACACTGGGACTATTTGGAGTTATTAGTGGAATAGTTCTATTTTTCACTAAAAACAGTTTAGGACTTATAGAAACTAAGCCAAAGGTACAGGAAGAAGAACCTAATGATTCTTGGCGTAAAGACACGGTGTGGGAAAAGGAAGAACCCGTACAGGAAGAAGAACCTAAACTGAAGATGCCGTCATGAACGCAAAGAAAGCTAAACAAATACGCAAGATGTTGAAAAACGGAGGCGTCGACTGGCGGGACGCCAAGCACGTGCAACAGGTGGGCAAAGACCACGACGGCAAAGAGATCCGTGACCCACGGATATTTCTGGACCCGAAGTGCGGTCGTGCTACCTATCTTGCCGCTAAACGTCTCGCGCGGTCAGGGGTTGTTTAAAGTGCTTTACTTTCGCGGTTTTGGTAACTATAATTTATATAAGGTTTTAAACGGACGATGAAGGTTCCCGACTAGACCTTCAGTGTGGCTAGAAAACTAGCCACACTTTAAACAAACATTTTAAACTAGAAAGGAGAAAGATATGGAAAACCTCGAACTACTGCAAAAAGTAGCGAACGCCGTCCAACAGATGGCAAGACACCTAGAGCAACAACAAAAATTGTTAGAGCAACAAGACCAACGCATCGCGTTACTGGAAGCTCGCAATACTATGAAAGACCGAGTTTCGGAGATCATCGATGTCCGCCCCCACTGAAACGCTTAACGACGTCATTAAGGCAGGGGTCGACCAACTTATGTTTGCCTACAGCGATGAGGAGCGTGCAGACGCTTGTGACTTTGTGTACCATATGGTCTTTGACGGGGGCGCACCGCGTAAGTTTAAAGAGGAATGGATCCACTTAGCCGTACGCGAGTTTCTAGCGACCAAGGATGCACCTACCGAGCCGCACGACCAGTGGGGCAGACGGTTGGAGGAGCGAATATGAGTGTATGGGAAAAAGCCAGTTTAGAATGTTATTCATGTGGATATGTAATACATGGAGAAGAACCTGCAATTTTGACTATGTGTGCGGAGTGTAAAAACTTCCCCTTAGATAAAGATTCCCCAACGGAAGATAAACTGCACGAAATTATCCAATGGATAACAAACGATTATTATGATTTGCTACCAGATGATATCCAACACCAAATAGATACACAGTTAAACCTTATGGGATTTACTGAAGAGTATTTTAAGAAACTTAGGGAGAAAAAAGAATGAAAGGACCATGCCCCAACTGTAACGGACACGGTTTTCTAGGACTGCCCGCCCATTTACCTGGAGGGCAAACATGCTCTATGTGTGGAGGTTCAGGGAATGAGTGAAAATAAGGTAGAAAAAGAAATAGAGTTTACCGAAGAAGAATTACAGAGTATATGGGATAGTGCCGAGGAAGAACTGTACGATCTGCCTAAATCTTCTTTAGTAGAAATGGCTTTAGAAGACTATGTAAAAAACATAACATCGGATTGGTATTATGCTTTTGAAGCAGGTTGGGTATATTGCAGAAAATGTGATGAAGATAGAGCTTCTTGTGGGTGTGAAAGACCACATATAGCTGAAGAAAATGAAACTGAAGAGTACAAATCTAACCTTGATAAATGGCAGGACTTGTTTATGTATTTCTTTACGATTTTCGAGATTATTATTAAGGTATATAAGGAGAAAACAAATGAGTAAAAATGTAGAAAATAAAGAACAGGTTGTCTTTGTAATGCACTATATTGATGATAGCATTGGTTTAGACTTTGAGTGTGTAACTACAGACGTTGATGCTTACATAAAAGAATATAATGAAGAACGAGATGATGGTGAATTAAGTGTAGATAGAACTTGGTTTCATATTCAAGAAACAGTAGTTCAAAATTATGACAAGGAGAAAAATAATGACTAAACTAGAAAAACTACACGACTGGGTACACCATAATTTCTGGAAGTATCAGGCAATTACCAAAATACCCTTGGTCATTATAGTAGCGATTGTTTGGGTGAAGATATTGTGAAAAAGAATAAGTATATTCTCAAGACTTACAATTGTGTGGGCGAGGTATTGTTCAAGAAAGTTTTTCCTACAAATTATCAAACCGAGAAGTATGTCATTGAAAACGGCATTCATTATGACGAGCCCGCATGGGATATAACGAAGAAATGAAAAAGATTGAGATCATCTTTAATGACCCGCGCGCCGAGGGACGTGGAGTACCCGAATACGGGAGCGTCGGAGCGGCGGGACTGGACCTACGCTCTTGTGATAACGCGATGATTTATCCTGGAGAGACCGTACAGTTTCCCATGGGTTACGCACTTTATATAGGAGACCACACGCTTTGCGGAATGATTATGCCTAGATCAGGACTAGGGGTACGCGGCATTTTGCCCGCGAATGTACTCGGTTTGATCGACTCGGACTACCAAGGGGAATTGATGGTCTACCTTAAAAACTACAGCCATAACGAGTTTTTGGTACAAAACGGTGATCGGATCGCACAGCTAGTATTTATGCCAGTGGAACACGTGATGTTCTCATCGGTATTAGAGTTTAGCCACATAACGGAACGCGGCACGGGCGGATTTGGGAGTACGGGGAATGGCTAACGGCTCGTTGTGCGGGTCCAAGGCTGCTTTAAATTGGTACTTTTCGCCTTTATAATATACCTATAGCTAAATAGCTAGATTTTAACCATTAAATAGAAAGGAGAGAGAAAATGGAAAAATATACAATTGATCCGAAACTTTACGGACTTAAAGATACTAAAGCTAACCGCGAGGCTCTTATCAACGAGCCGCACCCACGAAACTTAAACGGAGCCCCATCAGACTCTACGATAGATAGGCTAGTGGAAAAACAAATGGAAAATATTCCTGAGTGGATAGTGGTCAACCCAATCATGAATTTTGGGAAACCTAGCGAAAACTACGCGACGGAGATTTATGTGGGATGTCTATCACGAGGAGGAACCCCTGCTGAAATCATGGCGAACGAGGAAGATCTGGACTACACTAATTTCGAACACATCGAAGCTGCTGTAGGTGGAGTGAGACTCTACACTTACCGAAAAGGGGATTACGATTACTTAATCCTAGAGTTTGACGACGGAGGAGATTATCCCATACACTACATTACTCTACGACATTATCATGCAGCCCCGATAGACCCATTCCAGGGGAGGGAGTAGTAATGACTGACGTACTACGAGGAACGATTAAACGGGTTAGTAACACGATTAAGAAGTTAAACGAGATAGACGATACGTTTGAAAGTATCGAATATATACACCTTTCCCCAAAAGTTTACCACGCACCCGAGCTTAACAGTATCTTTGATAACAACGAAGATATTGATTATAAGTGGGACGTGGGAAACGCAGATTGGATTGGGGAGGATTTTCCCCTAAAGCCTACGGAGGAATTCTACATACCTTTTATTAACTTAGGATTAGATGAGAACTATTGGATGACAATTATGTATTTCGGACGAGCTGAATACTTACGCTTAAAAGAAAGTCTACCCCACGTGGCTACAAAACTACTGCCAGCGGAGGGGGAGTATGGCTACGATGACATCTGGGACGGGGTGAATATAGTGATGGAGTGTTGGTTAGGACCGCACGGAGAGACTCAGGTAAACCTAGAGGATATACTCTACCACTACATAACCCAAGACTCTGCTCTACTAAGTAGGATTCTGGAAACAAAGATATTTTACCAATTGTGCAAATACTCTAGAAGCAATGTCTCATCAGAAGCAGGGCATTGGAGCATGGACCATTTACATGAACCATTTGACTACATTGACTTTAGAAAGGTCTAGCTTTGCGTAGCGGTGCTTTAAACTCGCAAGGCTCTACTTTATAATATATATACGCGTAAAGCGATTTTAACCATTAAATAGAAAGGAGAGAGAAATGGCAATATGGCAAGAAGATAACCCTCTAAGAAGGAGATTAGAGAAAAAGGTAAGGGATAAGTACAACATCGATGAGGGAGACGAGTTAGAGTTTTTCATCAGAGTCGAGTTAGGAGAGGAGGTCTACGACTTTCACCACCACAACAGCGACGCATTCCCAGTCGAATATACGACGGCACCCTACACAGGGACCTGTATGACCTGCGGGGAGCCGATCCCAGTAGATGAGGAAATGGTGAGGTGGGTGACTTACGGACTCTATAAGGTGTGGGAGCACCTGGACTGCTCGGCGGAACGAGGCAACGAAGCCTACGATAGGGCGGAAGCCGAAGCCGAAAGGGCACGAATGGACGCGGAGTACAACGCAGGGAAGCGGGACGCGGAGACCTACCGCGACAACAAAGCACTGTTCGGAAGCGACTACGCGGAAGCGGAACAGATCAAATTGGAGAGGAGTGGAGCGTATGACTACTAAGAACAATTTAGTTTATAAACTAACTAATTTACTAGCACCTGAAGTGCGAGCTCATCCGAACGGAGGTATACAAAAGCGATACACATTTCCGAATGGAATGGGTGCGAGCGTGGTGATGCATCCTGGATCATATGGATTTGCAAGGGGACTGTGGGAACTAGCAGTTCTTGATCGTGAGGGAGAGATTACTTACGATACACCGATCACAGATGACGTGCTGGGATGGTTAACAGAAGAGGACGTAGAAAAAACTCTACAGGAGATAGCGAACTTATAACAGTCTCTCCCAAGAAGAACCCATCAGTCGGATAGATTGGTGGGTTTTTTGTTATTGTATTGTTTATCTGAAAATTAAAAAAGTTTTTGAAAAAACTTTCGCAAAACTACTAATAACTCTAATAAACTAATAGAATGGAGCTGAAAGGCTCTTGGTCATTGGATTGTGGTGTTTCTCAAAACTAATAGAATTCTATTAGTCTATTAGAAACTATGGTAAGATTCACTAGAGGGCACGAGAAAAAGTATATAATTCTATTAAATTCTATTAGTATTCTAATAACTCTATTAGAAATCGGAGACGCTTATGAGAGAGCTGACTTATACCCCACTTGTTCCGACGGAGGACGGTAAAGCCTACATCGATGACAAGGGTAAGACCTGGCAACCACTCAACTCGAAACAAAAGAAGTTTTGCAGGGAATATTTAAAGGGGCAAACCGCTACGGACTCCGCTATCAAAGCGGGTTACACGAAAGACCGCAAGGGTGCCAAGACACAGGGGAGTGTTCTACTAAACCATAACCCACTCGTACGAAACTACCTCATAGAGTTGGAAATAGCAGCCTCGGAAAGAGATGCTATTTCTCTGGAGAGCCATTTAGGAACTCTCC